TCCTTTACAAAATCAGCTACCTTGCGAGACACGAGCATGTCACCTGCGTCCTTCATAGGGAGCGTGACATTCTTAGCCTTGTTGGGTGTAAACAGGTCAAGGACTGCTCGTGCAGCTTCCTGTCCTGCCTTGTCGTTATCAAAACAAATAACTACGTTTTCAAATGATTCGAGCCACTCAAGGTTGGCTTTGATGTCCTTGGCTGCTCCTGCTGCCCCTGATCGGATGGACACTGCTGGCCACTTCCCGTCGAACATCTCGTTGACAGCCATTGCGTCTGCCTCGCCCTCTGTGATCGTAATGTACTTACCGCCACCTTTGAAAGCCTGTTGGCCGAAGAGCCCCACATTGTCAAACACCCCCGTTGCGTAAAAAGCCTTGTTCTCTGTAATCCGCACCTTAGTGCCCGTTGCTATGCCTGTGTCCTTGTCGTAATACGGGTAGTGGTGTTTTGATATTACCCCGTCCTTACCGTATTCAACCGTGACACCGTACCTCTGGCACGTTGCTTGATTGATACGCCTGTCGGGTATCGCTGCTATAACACCTGTCATTTCTAATAACCTCGTTTGCTTCTTCTGTGGTTGGGTAACTGTGCCGTCTCCCCTTTCGTAGTGTGAACAGCCGCCTGAAAAACAGACGGCGTGTCCATCGGAGTATCTAGCCAAGTTATCCGTGGAGCCACACGAAGGGCATGGCTCATGTCGGATAAAGGTAGACTCCACTGTCATTAAAAGTCACCTACGCCTTGTTCTGCCAGTTCCAACACCTTGATCTTGTTAAGGTAGGTTGACACACCGTGTACTGGATGTGGAGCACCTTCCGTCCACAATAGCCGCACCTTAGAGCCCCTAGTCACTTTACCTGAGAACGGAGCACCGTCGGCATCTAGGACTGGCACATCGTACTTAGTGCTAAACTTACGCTGTTTGACACCTTCGTATTCTCGAAGCTTGACACCTGCACCAGCTAATTCATCCGCTGTGGTATCGTCTAGGCTGAGGACAACAGAGTACTTACCTGTTGACTGACCCATGTATATTTCGTGAGTGTCTAAATTCTCAAATGCAATTGTACCTTCTACTACTGACATAATTACTACCTCTTTTGGTTGAATATGGGATACTTAAGTATCCCTTAGTTTAAAACTTTAATTATAAATCCTTTAAAATAATCCCTTAACTACCTAAGTATTATAATCGATATCGACAGCACTGTCAAACTCTTTTTCAATATATTCTTCAGGGCCGCTTTCGTAATAGTCATAACTTTCCTTTAAAGCATCGTTTGAGTGGGATGCACAGACATTGCACATGTCTAAATAAAGCCCGCTATGGTGGTCAACCCTTCTCATCTCGTGCTCATTTAAAATAACATCACAAGCTTTACACCTGCTCATTTTTAAATACCTCGTTATATCTCTCAGTCATCTGTACATAGGAATTACTATAGTACTCACTACGCAGCTGTTGGGTGACCCTTGCTGTCAACTCAGACAGTGTCATACAGTATATCTGATACTCGATCAGCTCGTCAACCATAACGTGTGTCTGTTTCTCGATCCAATCACTAGGCTCGTAGTCATAACCTAGCAAGTCCTCTTTAATTTTACTCATTGTAACCCTCGCTCAAGTATTTATAAACATATAAAGATATTGTCGAACACCCCCACAGTATAACAGCTGTCTTTAAAAAAACCAAGTCCTCGAAGATCATTTTTCTGGCCCTCCCCAGTCAACACCTGACACCATAGAGACAAAAATAGCCAGTGAAACTACAGCATAACCCCCAATAAATACCAGCAATGTGCAGAGCATGTCGGTTACTCCTCTTGCTCAGTGTACACGTTCCCGTACGTGATTACTAACAAAGGCAACAGAATGACAGTCCCCATGAAAGGCATGGCTTCCGTCTCCCCTGTATCCGTATTGTGAACCCACACAGGACGACTGTCACAAAATTCAATGTCTATACCTGTCCCGTTCCTATACTCAATGCTCAAGTGCTTACCAAACAAGCTAGTTTGCATTGTACACCCCCTCCGCTGACTGATCAAACCGTTCTTTTATAAACGTACCGTTTACTGTACGCCCCTTCCTGTCTTTTATTTCATCGTAGGCATGGGCCATACACTGAGCCAGCGTGAGCCCGTTGCGCTGTGCTATGTTGATCAACACTACTATAATGTCCCCAATGTCGTCTATTGGTGTCAAATCGCCATTTAGTGACAGTCTGAGCTCCTCTACCTCCTCCAGTAGTTTGTTGAACTGTACAATATCGGACGACCCGTATATCAAGTTGCGGTCGTGATGCCATGCCGTTATATTTTTTTCTAATTCCTGTATTGTCTGCATTTTATTTCCTCTTTATTTCCATCGTTGGCTTTTAGTGAGTACCAGAGCGTCCCCATATATCCTGTGAGGGTGTGCAATGATGCTCGCGTATCTATTGATCCCCAACCCCTGACTGATTGCGTCCTCGTTGACAAGCAACTGGTCACCGTCCGGCAACCTGACAACCTCCACATAACCCCCTACAATGTCCTGTGCGTCCTCCAAAGTTGGGGGTGTGTCCTTGTGCCAGTATGTGACCTCAAGGCCTCTATCCTCAAACGGTGGGCCATCCTGAGCGGCCTTGTCCACCTTGTCTAATACCATGTTCAAATAGTCCAAACTATTCATCGTCTAAAACCCCCTTCTTTCCCGTCTGTTTGTTGGTTCTTATGTCGATCACTTGCAGTTTTTTCGTCATAAGTGTTTGATGTGTCGATACCACCCTCACTAAAACCCCTCGTTATCGTCGTCGTTATCGTCGTCGTCGTCGTGTGTTTGTGCATAATAGCCTTTACCCTCGAAATAATCGCTGTAATCATAGCTACTGTCGTCTGTGTATCTACATGGGTGCGTCATTGTATTGGCTCCAAAGTTAAAAATATTACCGTTAAAACATAAAACACGGCGAATGTTAGCACAGCAAAACCACCTAGTGCAACCCATGTTGCACCCTTGGCAATTGACAGCTTTCTACGCTCTGCCGTTGTTTTTTTAATATATGCGCTGTTACCTTTCATTAGTTCACCCTCTCAATTAAACCGTCGCGCATGGTAACACTGGCAAAAAATTCTCTGCCTTGTCCTGTTATATGGGGGCGATTTGCTCCAACAATTTCGCCGTCTCGCTTGTATTCTGGACCAAATAGGCTTGTTTCTATATATTGCAACCGTTGACCAACGTGCTCTTTTAATTCTTTTTTGCTTTTATAGTTAAAAATAATCATGGTATGGCCTCTTATAAATTAATAGCTAAAATTTGATTGACTTGCTTTAACATTTTTTTACCGTGTGCTGGATACGCTACAACTGATATTGTTTTATCCCAACACTTGCGACACTTGGCGCACTTGCCTTCACGTTCATAAGCGTCACACACTGACATGCTAGGCAACGCGTGGCTAATGGTTGGAATGATTGTAGAGCTATTGGGCGCGTCAATTGTTTCACCTGTAACGCTGTCGCTAGATAATCGAACCACAACATTCGATAGCGCGTCCATCTTGGCAAGCACTGGCGCAAACTTGGGGAACTTGTGCATTCTAGTAGGTAACCAGTGTTTAACCCATGGAGTCGCAATCATTACCGCTAGAATCTTATCCGCCAGACGTATGTCATAAACGTCGCCACTGTCGAACCAGCGAAAATACCTTTCTGTATCCAACTCTTGGATCATATCATCAACCCACGCGTCTCGCTTCCAATCTTCACGGTTATGCTCTCGCGGTGCTTTAACATTGGGAAACCGATAGTTGCCTGTCGTGGCATAGCAACCTTGACAAGCTGGAACGAGATCGCCATTGCTATCCGTTGACGCTGGACAAGTGTCGATGGCCTGTAGCGACCACGATTTACAAGGCATTTTGTTTGCTTTAGAGAGTTTGATCATCGTGTCGTGCCTCTTTATTGTTGTGTTGGTTTAATGATGCCCACTGTATACCAATGGGCACGATAAAACAACTATTCGAAATATTCATCGTTGAGAGTGACCAGTGAAGGCCCACTGCTACTGTGCGGCATTGCTTGGAATACTACAACGTCACCGTCCAATAC